TAACCTCTTGCTCTAAAGACTATATAGAAGGCAGTTTAATGATGTTTTGATTTGTTGTCAATAGGAGATGTTATGTTTTTTACATTAGGTGGTGTTAGTGTTATAGCTGGCCTGAGAAATGGTTTTGGCTTTGACTTGGCTGGCAATAATGGCTTTATAGTGAAAGTGTCTGAAGATATATTGGATGAAGATGTTGAGAGAATGATGATGGGTGAAGGTGATGGTGTTGAAGAGACGACAGGTATTATGTTGCTACTACCTTTTGTGTACGTCACTGTCCAGTGGTGTGTGTGATGGGATTCACTATCCTCCACCGTCCCTGTGATGATTGTGGTAGCAGTGACGGTAGGTGTTACAATGATGATGGCTCTAGCAAGTGCTTTGCTTGCAATAGGTTCTTTCCAGGTAGCGGAGGTGTTATGACAACGACAGTAAGTAAAGCGGATTGGGATAGTGTGCAGCAGGCACTGGTGACGGCATCGTTTAAAGCCATCCCTGAACGCTCTCTAAGCGTTTTAACGGCGAAGCACTACTCTACTATGGATATGGGTAGTTATGTCATCTATGGCTACTACGCAGCGTCAGACCCGCATACGGTGGTGGCTGCTAAGATTAGATATCCAGACAAGCGGTTTAGTGTTGTTGGTGACTGGGCAGGCGGTGGCTTGTTTGGTCAGCAGTTGTTCGCAGGTGGTGGTAAATACGTCACCATCGTGGAAGGTGAGTATGATGCACTCTCTGCATACCAGCTCATGGGTAGTAAGTATCCGGCAGTCAGTGTACGCAACGGCGCAACGTCTGCGCTGAAGGATTGCAAGGCTGCTTATGAATGGTTAAATAGCTTTGAAAACATCGTGCTATGTCTTGATGGTGACGAACCAGGTCAGAAGGCTGCTGTAGAAGTGGCACAGCTTTTCGGTGGTAAGTGTAAGATTGTGAAACATGCAGTAGGTTACAAGGATGCCAGCGACTACTTGCAGAAGGGGCAGGATAAGCTGTTCATGTCGCAGTGGTGGGACGCTGAACGCTACATCCCTGATGGTATTGTCTGTGCTGACTCGCTATGGGAAGAGGTTAACTCACCTGTGCAGCAAGCACCTGTGCAGTATCCGTGGGCTGGTATAAATAAGATTACCTACGGCATCAGGACAGGTGAGCTGGTTACTATCACAGCAGGTAGTGGGCTGGGTAAGTCTCAGTTTGTGCGTGAACTTGCCCATCACATTATCAAGAACACAGATGTCAACATAGGTATGCTGATGCTGGAAGAGAGTGTACGAAAGACAGGGTTGTCGTTGATGTCACTTGAGGCTAACAAGACTCTACACCTACCCACCACTGTCAGCACTGAGCAGGAGCGTAAGCAAGCTTTTGATGCCACCATAGGTAATGGTAGAGTGTTTATGTTTGACCACTTTGGATCGACAGACATAGACAACATCGTGTCGCGTGTACGTTACATGGCTAAGGGTTTGGATTGTCGTTACATTTTCCTAGATCACATCAGTATTATTGTATCTGCTCAAAGCAATGGTGATGAGCGTAAGGCTATTGATGAGTGTATGACTAAGCTGCGTATGCTGACAGCAGAGAGTGACATAGCCTTGATATTGGTGAGTCACCTGAAGCGTAAGGAAGGTGTCGGTCACGAAGAGGGTAGTAGTACGTCACTAAGCCAGCTACGCGGCAGTGCCAGCATTGCACAGCTATCAGATATTGTCATAGGATTGGAGAGAGACGGGCAAGCTGATGATTTAATACAGAAAAACACAACACACGTTAGAGTGCTGAAGAATAGATTTAGTGGTGAGACAGGGATGTGTTGCATGTTATTTTATGATAATGTCAGCGGCAGAAGTGTAGAGGTGTTTTGATGGAGTACTTTCTGATGTCGTTAATATTAGTGATGGCAACTGCGTTAGTATATAAAGGGGATGAATGATGAGATGTTTAAGCTGCGACGAAGCGTTAACAGACTACGAACAAACCAGGAGATACGCAGGGACTAAAGATTACTTAGACTTGTGCTTGAATTGCTCAGATCACACAGCTACTATTGATCTTGAAGACAGGACAGGGCTAAGAAGTTTCACAGTTGAAGAACAAGACTATAGGATGGTGGAGCAATGAGTGACGCAATCGAAACGCTAAAAGACGCTATAACTTATTTTGACATGGGCATGAGGCACAGTGCGATTAAGGCTGTCGAGAGAGCACTCCAAGCACTGCAAAGCGGGGAGCCGGTGGTTTTTACCTGTCACGGCAATAATGCACCAGCCTACGGATGTAATAAGCCGGGCGACATGAGCGGTACGTATTACAAAGCCCCGCAGCCGGTGGTTGATGAAGGCACGACAACACCACCATGCGACTGCATTGAAAATGTTAACGGTAGGTGGGTGCAGAGTTGCGAATGCCGTAGCACCGGAGATTTATTATCAGCGCAAGATTGGTGCACTTATAACAACCTGCTATCAGCAGGTGCGGTAGCAACACAGCAGCTGGTGGTTGATGTTAATCAGCAGTTGATAGATGCATTGCTGCCGTTTGTACAAAACAGTTCTGTACAGGCTTTAGTTCCCGTTACTTGCGAAATAGCCGAGGAAGCCCTGCTGAAAGCAGGCAAGGGGGCAGCACCGCAGCCGGTGGTTGATGTTAATGACTTAAAATTACTGATAGCTAATTACGATTTCTTTGAAAGTAATTTTGTTGGGACTGTAGATTTTGACCCTACAGCGGCCAGAAACAGGGTTGTTAAAGCACTGTTGGGATTTTGTAACGCTCGACGGACAGGTGAGTGATGTCAAAGTTAAAAGATTATTTAATTATGCGTAATCAGTATCAAGTTGATGCTAGGATAGCTGAAATTGAATCAACAATCAGAGATCACAACAAACAGCGTGAACGTGAACAAGTGTTAGAGGTTTATAATGAATACGAAGTTAGTGTTAGACATAGAGACCAACCTAAAGCATGACACAATCTGGTGTAACTGTGCTGAAGACGTAGACTCTGGTGTAAAGTACACATCTACAGACGCAGCACACTTCACAGGTGTCATTAAAGGCTATGACAGCTTCATAGGGCATAACATCATAGGCTTTGATGCTAAGGTACTGGGTAAGGTGTGGGACGCTGTATTGCCCTCACAGAGCCTTGTAGATACGTTGGTGATGTCACGCCTATACAACCCTAGCATTGATGGTGGTCACAGTCTTGATGCTTGGGGTAAGAGGTTTGGTAAGCACAAGATAGACTTCACAGACTATGATGGTGGATTAACACCGCAGATGATTGAATACTGTCAACAGGATGTATCATTAACAAAGCATTTGTATAAGTGGTTGACAAAGGCGTTGAATGATGAAGGCTTTAGTGACTACAGCATTGAGCTGGAACACAAGGTAGCTTTGATAATACAGCAGCAGATGGACACAGGGTTTAGGCTTGATCTTGAGAAGGCTAACACGTTGTATAGCACATTGATGTGTCGCATGAAAGTGATTGAACAAGAGTTGCAAGTAGTCTTCCCACCAATAGTTGAGCAGCGAGTATCTGAGAAGACAGGTAAGCCATTGAAGGAGAAGGTGACACACTTCAATCCAGGTAGTCGTCAGCAGATTGCAGAGAGACTAGAGAGTCTAGGTGCTGTGTTCTCTAAAGAAACTGAGAAGGGTAGTACAGTTATTAATGAGGATACGTTAGCTGATATTGATCTACCAGAAGCTAAGTTAGTGCTTGAATACTTGACATTACAGAAGCGTACGTCACAGATTGATAGCTGGCTGCAAGAGGTTAAGGCAGACGGTAGAGTGTACGGTAGAGTCAGGAGCAACGGAGCTGTCACGGGTAGGATGACACACAGCAACCCTAACATGGCTCAAGTCCCTGCTGTGGGTAAGCTGTACGGTGAAGAGTGCAGAGCCTGCTGGACAGTTGATGAAGGCTGTGTGTTAGTTGGTGCAGACGCTAGTGGTTTAGAACTACGTATGCTGGCGCATTACATGGATGATGCAGGGTATACGAAAGAACTCTTAGGTGGTGACATACACACATCTAATCAACTAGCAGCAGGGTTGCAGACAAGGAGTCAGGCGAAGACATTTATCTACGCATTCTTGTATGGCGCAGGTGCTGAGAAGATCGGTAGTATTGTTGGTGGTAACTCTAGAGACGGTACACGATTGACACAACGCTTCTTAGAGAATACACCAGCACTAGCAGCATTGAAGAGAAGGGTGCAGAAGGAGGCATCTACAGGGACGCTGAAGGGATTAGACGGTAGAGTGCTGCGTGTCCGTAGTGAACATAGTGCATTGAACACATTGCTTCAGGGTGCTGGAGCTATTGTAATGAAGCAAGCGTTAGTGATATTGAATGACAAGATTAACAAATACAAACTACCTGCCAGGTTTGTAGCTAATGTGCATGATGAATGGCAGATTGAATGCACTGCATGGGCTGCTGATGCTGTTGGTAGGTGTGCTGTGCAGAGCATTGTAGAGGCTGGAGAGTTCTTTAACATGAAGTGTCCTCTTGATGGTGCTTACAAAGTAGGAGCTAACTGGGCTGAAACAC